GGATGCCGCTCGGCTGGAGAAATGGGGCAGGAGAAATACGTCGGCACCACCCGCCGTTCCGGTCGCCGTGATGTCTGGACCGGCAAGATCGCTGTCGATGAGAAGGCGATTTTGGCGCCTCTGGAATGGCGGTCTCCACGCCGTGTCTTCGTCAACAGCATGTCCGACCTGTTCCACGAGGCAGTGCCAGAAGAGGCGATCCGGCGTATCTGGTACACGATGGCTCGCACGCGGCGCCACACCTATCAGATCTTGACCAAGCGGCCGGAGCGGATGGCCGAGCTTTCGAGAACTCTTCCGCTCCTGCCGAACGTCTGGCTCGGCACCAGCGTGGAGAGCGCCGATTATGAATTCCGCCTGGATCATCTGCGCGAGACAGCGGCGGCAGTGCGGTTTGTCTCTTTCGAGCCGCTGATCGGCGCGATCCCGTCCCCCAACCTCGAAGGCGTTCATTGGGCAATCGTTGGTGGCGAGTCCGGGCCGGGCGCGCGTCCGATGGCTCAGGCTTGGGTCGACGATCTCCTCGACGCCTGCCATGACCAGGGCGTCGCGTTCTTCTTCAAGCAATGGGGCGGCACCAACAAGAAGGCGGCTGGACGCGAGTTGCGTGGCCGCACCTGGGATGAATACCCTGAGGCCAGAGCCTCTCTTTAAGCCGCGCAGCAACAGCCCGCCCGCCGCCCGGCCGGCGGGCTTTCTTGTGCCTACACGAACTCCAGCAGCTTCCGCCGATTGATCACCATCGGATGGCCGGCCTGCACCGCGCCGACTTTCCGAAACGCGATGATGTGCGGCTGTAGCGCCGAGCGGTGCGTGCCCAACATCTCGGCCATATCCTGCTGCGTCGCGGGCACGGCACCGGTCAGCGGATCGGCGAGCCGCAGCAGCAGCCGCGCCAGCCGGTGGCGCAGATCGCGCAAGAGCGCTTCTTCTGTCTCGGCCATCCTCACAGCCTGGTCGGCGAGATACATCGCGACGCCACGCCAGCTCTCGGGCTGACGGTCCAGGGCATCCAGTAGCGCTTCTCGGCCGATCCACAGCGTGATCGTGTCGGTTTCAGCGACGGCAGTCGCAGTTCTGGGGCCGCCGCGCAACGCGCCGAATACACCCAGAGGCTGGGGGCGCTCAAGCGATGCGAGGCGCAGCATCTTCGCCCCGTGGGCCTGATAGACAGTGACGAGACCGGTCACGATGACATGGACGCCGCAGCTTGGGTCACCCTTCCGGACAATGGTCTCGCGTGCGGCGTATTGACGCTGTTCCAACGCCTCCAAGACGGCGAAGAGGGCTTTACCGGAAATCTCCGAAAAAAGCGGGCACTCAGTTATGGTTTGAAATTGCTCTTCAGTCGCCATGCCTCACAATGATGACGGACTTGTAACCTCTCCATGTCGCGGATGGTTACAATTTCTTTCCTGCGCGTGACCACTTTTGAACACGCTTTCGTTTCCGCCATCCCCTCCTTCCCCCTTAACATTCATGTGTATGGATGGCGGCAACAATTGGAGTATCCCCGTATGCAATCCGGCGGAAAGTCTTCACCAGCAAGCGGCTTGTCCGAACAGATACGGGAGGAAGGTTGCCCGTGGGGCAATCTTGCCGGGGTGTTCCTATGCTGGAAAGTGGAGCCGCATCAGCGGCGGACAGGAACACCACGGCACGCGGTGCGCGAACTCTTTTGAGAAACTCGCGGCGTGGGCTGTTGTGAGAATGTTCCTATTATGTTCTCATTTTTGGGTGCCAGATGACGGCGGTGGGGCGCGACGTGGAACTTTCAGAGGATGAGCGGAGGCTGCTAAACGCCTTCCGAAAGCTGCCCCCGAAGGCGGCGGCTTCGATTTTGGCCGCCGCTATTCGGCGTCATCAATTGCAATACCAGCCCTCTCCGCCTCACGAAGCACCTGCTGCCAAATCCAATTCTTTTCCTCATCAGGAAGCGCACGGTAAATCGTAATCAGGAGGCGCTCGTCCTTGGTGATCTGCGGTTCTTCTGCTGAGACTTCCGTCGCCTGCCCAGTCGGTGGGCTACCGGGTTCTTCAGAGAGACCAAGCAGATATTCGCTACTGCATTCCAGCGCGACTGCAAGGCCGGCAATGTTTTTTGAGTTCGGAACGCTCTTCTTGCGCTTAAGATCACGTATATAGCCACGGTTCCGCCCAGCCCGTTTGCTGGCGGCCTCTTCGGTCTGCCCGGTAGCAATTAGCCGCCGCTCGATGCGGTCGAAGAACGTAATCGACATATGCGGGATACTGCCCGCGTCTTCCCGCCCCGTGAACGCGGGAAAGAATGCGGGAAAGCGCGCTTGACCATGCGGGAAATTTCCCGCATTGTCTCGATCATGGATTACAGAACTCAGCTCTCCACGCTCGCTGCTCAGTACGCTTCCGCGATGGGGGTGTCTGAGGCCCGCGTTGCGACCCGCGCGATGAACGACGGATCGTTCTTCAAGCGCATAAGCTCCGGCGGCTCCTGCTCGGTCGATGTCTATCTGCGCCTCAAGCAGTGGTTCGCCGATCATTGGCCCCCCGATCTGGAATGGCCGGTTGGCGTTGATCGCCCCGACGTCCTCCCCAACACCACAGCTGTGGAAGCCGGGAGGGCACGGACCGGGCGCCGCAAGCCCACCGTCCACCCCGAAGGGCGAGCTGCCTGATGCGCAACGCACCCCGCCTTTGCCCTGCCGCGGCCATCGACGCTGCGCTTGGCGCGATCGCCGAGGAGTTCGCCGTGATTACCGAGAAGCCATCCGACCTCCGTCACCGCTGCGTCTTCATCGTCATGCGGTCGCAGTGGCCATACGACAGGCCCGATAACTTCTTGCTGGTCGCGGCCGAAAGCGTCCGGGCCGCCATCGAGACCGACCCGGACCTGCTGCCGCTGCTGGAAGCCTATGCCGGCCACCTCTCCACGGACATCCTCGTGGATTGGGGGCGCCAGACGCTGTCCTACATCCGCGACGGCGTCATTCCTTCGGCGGAATCTCAAGATGCTTGAGACATGCCCGATACTGAGCCACGGCGTAGGCCGCGTCCTCATCCCGGATGACAGCATCCTTTCGACCGTCCGGACCCCGCTGTCTGCTCGACAGGATTCCGGCGGCAAGAACTGCTGCGATTTGCTTGTTTTCGTCCATTCGAAACGCTCCATGGGTTGTGTGGCAACTCCCATGGTATGCGCGGCGCGAGCGGCTGTCATGGCCGCCCGCGCCAACCTCATCGGGCGGAGGGCCGCCTGATGCGCGATCTCGCCCAAGCCCTGGTCCTCACCCACGCGCTTCTGCTGCTCGCCATGGCGTCGGTGGCTGTCGGCGCCTGGGCGGCGCTGTTCCTGGCCGTGCCGTCGATCGGCTGCGCGGCCTTCCTGACCTACGTCGCCGCGCTCGACGCTACGGCCGAACCCTGACCCCCAGACACACGAAAGCCGGCTGCAGATCCCCACCCGCGCCGGCTCCCGTAATCGCAATGAGGAACCGAGATGCTCAATTCCTTGCACCAGAACTACATCAGCCTCGGCTCGGCCGTCTACATCCCGGATGGCGTGATCCATACTCCCAAATCGATCAACCTTCCCCTTACCGCGGCGATGTTCCGTCCGTCGTATATCGCGGCCATCGCTCCGCCTGCGGCCGGTACATGCCGCCTTGCCAAGCTTTCTGCTCGGCGCCGGGACGTGGCGATCCTGGCGGCGAGGGGCCTGTCCAATAAGCAGATCGGCCGCGAGCTGGGAATCACCGAGGGCACGGTGAAGGTCCACCTGACCGCGGCCATGAAGGATCTGGGCGCGGAGCGCCGATATGACCTCCCCGGGCTCCTGATGACCGAACGCCCCATCACCAGCACCAGGGGTGTCCACCTGACGCCGCGCCAGAACGAGGTGCTGGCGCTGATCGCCGAAGGGCAGCGCAGCGGTGTGATCGCCGCACGGTTGGGGGTCGGCCCCGGAACCGTGAAGCAGCACATCACCGCGATCCTGCGCGCCCTGAAAGTCGCCAACCGGGCCGGTGCCGTAACTTGGTGGCTCCAGCACGGCGAAGGGCGGCACTGGCGGTCGATGCAGACCGCGAAGGCGGAGGGCTAAGCCATGCGCCATCCCTCACGCCTTCCCATCATGCATCAAGGCACACAGTGGGCGACTGCCGAATTCGCGCGCTTCAATGTCGACGGCGACTGCCCGGCAATGGGCCGCCATGTCGGGGCGACCAACGTCGTCCCATTCCGCCGCCTCTCTCCGCATCCATTCCGCGCGCTCCAGACCACCGACCGGGCACCTTTGGTCTGGCTCGCGCCGCTGCTGGGCTGGGCCCGTCGTGGCGAGCGCCGGCACGCCTGGGTCTGCGTCGCCGGGGCGGCGGTGCTGTTCGGCATCGTGGTGCGGGCATAGCATCATGGACCACATCTTGCCCGCATGGCGTGTGGCCGCAACCGACGCGGCCCTACGAAAAGTGCAGTCACAGCATGGAGCCGGCGCCCGGTTCGGAGAGTGGCTGCTGCGCACCTATGCCTTTCAGGACGGCCAGCCGACGGATCTGAAGTCGGCAGAAGCCCGCATTGCGGAAGATTGGGGCGTGTCGGACCACACCGCCTGGCGGTGGCGCAGCGGCCATCTTCCGCCGATGCCGACCCTTGAGGAGATGCATGCACGCTGGGGCATGCCCTTCGTCGCTTTCCTCTTCGATGCGGACGCGACGGCGGAACAGCGCGACACGCTCTGGCGCCTGCGCGAGCTGGAAGGGCAGACCGGCGGCGTGCCGGCCATCCGGGAGCGCGAACGGCAGGGCCTGCGCGACGCGCTGCGCCGGCTGGGTGCCGAGCAGCCGTCCCGCTCGGCCGCCACGCTGCTCGCCGATCTGGTGCGCGCCGAGGCGCGGAAGACCTTCGGCGGTCGGTTTCGGTTGCTGGTGGGGAGGGCGTTGGCATGAGCTGCGCCTGCTCCGCGACCCTGGTGTTCGACCCGATGCTGGTCGCCCTTGCCGATGTGGCCGACCGACCGGGCATGCCTCAGGCTTCGGCGGGAAAGCTGCATCCTGCTGCTGCGCCGCTTCCGGTCAGGAAGAAGGCACGCATCGTTGCGCCGGCTCCGAAGAGCCTCCCTGCACCGGTGGAGATCATTGTCGCTCCGCCGGCCAAGCCGCGCGCCGCCATCATCGTCGACCAGCAGCAGAAGCGTCTAGCCGCCGAGAAGGGCGGCGATGGCCGGCCAATGCGGCCCTATGCCATCCGCCCCGGCTTCATCGCCGCCCCGGCGAAGACCTGCCAGTGGATCGAGGGTCTGCCGACACCGGACGATTCCTGCAAGTGCCTCGCCCCGTCCGTGCCGGGCCTCTCGTACTGCCCCACCCATGCTCAGCGCGCCTACCGCGTCCTGCCGCGAGGCGTGGCCGCTGCCTTCCCCTTCATTTCCCCCACCCCGTAAGGAGCGCCCGACGTGGCCCGCAAAGCGAAAGACAACCCCACCAATCTGTCGGAGACCGATGTCGCCGAATCCCTGCGGCTCGCGTCCACACAGTTGGTCGAAGCACAGGATGCCCTTGAAGCCGCCCGCGAGCCGGTCCGCGGCGCCAAGGCGGTGGTGAAGGCTGCCGGCATCGACTTCGACATCTTCAAGCTCTGTCATGGCATCCGCCATCTCGATGATGACGATGCTCGGCAGAAGCGGATCCGGAAGCTTCAAGTCGCCATCGCCGCCCTGCTGAGCGACAAGGTGCAGCTGGACCTGTTCGGTTTCATGGTCGCCCAGGTAAAGCCGGCGGTGAAGGAGGCCCTGAAGCAGGCGAGCGACACCCTCCAGCGTGAAGAGCCGGAGGAGAGCAAGGAATCGCAGGATCAGGAGATTCCCTTCGAGGTGGAGCCGCCGTCGGTGCCGGAGCCGGGAGCGGTGGAAGAGGATATCCCCGCCCTGATGGCGGCGGAGGAGATGCCGGAGAACGCCGGCTTCATCGCCAACAACGGGCTTTCCGCCGGTCGCCTGGGTCATGGCCCCGAGATGAACCCGCATCCGGAGGACAGCGTCGAGGCGAAGCTGTGGGAGCAGGGCAGGGCGCGCGGCGAAGTGCTGGGGCCGGAGGCCGGTCAGTCGGAAGATCAGGGCGACGAGCAGCCGGCCGGCGCCGAAGTCACCGACATCGCGATCGCCAAGCGTGGCAAGGTCAGCGGCGCCGAGAAGATGGCGGCCTACTTCGCCGGCTTCGATGCTGCCGCCCGGGATTCGTTCACCGAAGACTGCCCGCATGACCGCGGCGCGCTGAAGACGCAGTGGCTGCTGGGTCTGAAGGATGCCAAGGAGGGAAAAGCGCCCCGGTTTGTGCGGCCGGCGGCCGAACAGGTCGAGCGGGAGGAAGCCGCGCAGGAGGAGGTGCTGCTCGGCAACGATCAGCAGGCCGAGGACGAGCCAGCTGGCCGTGTCGAGGTCTGGGAGATCGAAGGGAAATTCACCCTCTATGATCTGGAGACGAACAGCCCACTGATGGACGTCAGCAGCCCGAAGACCGGCGAGGCCTGGGCCAACCAGATCAACACCTACTTCGCCGGCCGCCTGGAGGAGGTGACCCGCGACGAACTGATCGACGCCGCCAAGACGCTGGCCCGCGGCCGGCTCCTGACGGCCCCGACGTCGGCCCCGTCTTACGACGTCCGCACGGCGGTCTGATCGCCATGGCCGGCCCGCAACCCACATGGCAGCGCGGCGACCTCCTGGCCCGGTTCACCATTCCCGGTGAACCGGCGGCCAAGGGGAACAGCCGTGAGATCGTGAAGATTGGCGGACAGCCCCGCCTGCGGAAGGGCGACAAGGCTCTGGACTTCGAGGCCATCGCCGGCATGCATGTGGCCAAGCTGCCGGAGCCCTACGAGGGCGACGTCGCCGTCCACGTCCGCGTCTTCTACGCCTCGCACCGGCCCGATCTCGACGCCAGCCTCGTCTATGACGCCCTCCAGACCCGCCGCGTGAAGGTCGGCGCCGGCTTCATCCTGGAACCCCGCCTGATCGCCAACGACCGGCAGGTGCGACTGAAGATCGAGGAGGGCTTTGTCGACAAGGACCGGCCGCGCGTCGAGGTCGCCGTTTACAAGGCGTCGCAGAAGCTAGTCGGGGGTGCGGCATGAAGCACGTCCCCCTCCAGCTCCGCCCCTATCAGCGCAAGAACGCCGACGAGATCCTGGCCTGCCTGGAGCGCGGCGTCTGCGGCGTGCTCTATGTCCTGCCCACCGCGGGCGGCAAGACCGTCGTCGTGGTCGGCGGCGTCATCCGCACCGTGGTGGATCACGGCTGGCCGACCGTCTTCCTCGTCCATCGCCGAGAGCTGCTGCAGCAGTCGCTGCGCCAGCTGGCCGCCGTCGGCATCGACGCCGCCATCGTCGACCCGGACCACGATCCCGATCCGACCGCCCTGGTCCATGTCTGCTCGATCGATACCCTGAAGGCGCGCAAGGGCCGGTTGGCCGACTGGCTGCGCACCATCCGCCTGGTCGTGGTCGACGAGGCGCACCACACCGTTGCGCCGGGCTGGCAGGCCCTGCTGGAGGCGATGCCGCAGGCCCAGCGCCTCGGCGTCACCGCCACCCCTTTCCGCGGCGACGGCAAGCCGCTCGGCGACCTGTTCGAGGTGGTGGTCCGGGGGCCGTCGGTCGCCGAGCTGACGGCCGCTGGCTTTCTGTGCCCGGCCGAGGTTTGGTCGCCGTACAGCCCGGACCTGTCGGGCGTGAAGGTCAGCCGCGGCGACTTCTCCGCCGGAGACCTCGACCGGGTCATGAACAACGACAAAATCACCAAGCTGGCGATCAACGCCTACAGCGCCCGCATGCCGCTGGAGCCGGCCATCGCCTTCTGTTCCTCCATCGACCATGCCCGGCGTGTCGCAGAGCTGTTCAGCGCCGCCGGCTATCTGTCGCTGTCGGTTGACGGCGACATGGACCCGACTGAGCGCGACGCCGCCATCAGTGGGCTCGCCGCCGGCCGCATCCAGGTGCTGACCAGCTGCATGATCATCTCGGAGGGGACCGATATCCCGGTCGTCGCCGGGGCGATCTTCCTTCGTCCGACCAAATCGGCCCAACTCTACATGCAGCAAAGCGGCCGGGTGCTGCGCATCAACCCCGGCAAGAAGCGCGCCTGCATCATCGACCTCGCCGACAACGTGAAGCTCCACGGTATGCCGGAGGCCGACCGCACATGGTCACTCCAGCATGGTCTGATCCCCAACCAGCACCGGACGGTGCGCTGTCCGGAATGCCATCGCCGCTTCGCGCCGGCGCCGTGCTGCCCGGGCTGCCGCCGGACCTTCCAGGCGCCCAGCGTTCCGACCGTGGTGCGCAGCCTCGACCAGCTGACCGACAGTGCCATGCGTGCGTGGCCCACACAGGAGTTGGAGAACATGGCGCGCACTGAAGCGGATCTGAAGCGCATCGCGCGGGTGAAGGACTTTGCGCCCGGCTGGCTCTTTCACGCCAAGCAACGCCTTTCCGCCCGGCTAGCGAAGCAATACGAGATGCGGAGGTACGCATGACCTCCGCCTCCTGGCCTTTCGGCGACCTCGCTCCGCTGCGCTACCGCGTCATCCTGGCCGACCCCGCCTGGACGTTCGCGCTGCGCAGCCCGAAGGGCGAGGCCAAGTCCCCGCAGGCCCATTACCGCTGCATGTCGCTCGCCGATATCCAGGCCCTGCCGGTATCGCAGCTGGCCGCGCCCGATTGCGCCTGCATCATGTGGGCGACGGCGCCGATGCTGCCGCAGGCACTCGCCACGCTTGCCGCATGGGGCTTTACCTTCAAATCCGCCGGCACCTGGGCGAAGCAATCGCCGACCGGCGCCAGCTGGGCCTTCGGGCCAGGCTACATCTACCGCTCCGCCGCTGAATTCTGGCTGCACGGCACCATCGGCCGTCCGGTCCAACGATCCCGCTCCATTCGCAACCTGATCGACGCCCCGCGCCGCGAGCACAGCCGCAAGCCCGACCAGATGCACGCCGACATCGAGGCCCTGTACGACGGCCCCTATGTCGAGCTGTTCGCACGATCGCAGCGGCCTGGCTGGGATTGCTGGGGCAATGAAACCACGAAATTCGAGGCCGCCGCATGAACCAGATGCCCGACGCCTACCGGCGATTCCTCGAAAAGAAGGTACGCATGGCCGCTGCCATGGGCTTCGAGGTCGCCGACACCGACATCAACCCGATTCTGAAGGGTCATCAGCGCGCCATTGTCCGCTGGGCAGTCCGTGGCGGCCGTCGCGCCATCTTCGCCCGCTTCGGCCTGGGCAAGAGCGTGATGCAGTTGGAGGCGCTGCGCCTGATCCTCGACCACGCCGGCGGCCGCGGGCTGATCGTCGCCCCGCTGGGCGTGCGCCAGGAGTTCATCCGCGACGCCGCCATGTTGGGCATCAGGATCCGCTTCATCCGCACCATCGACGAAGCCGATACCGAAGGCTTGCACCTGACCAATTACGAGACGGTGCGCGACGGCAAGCTCGACCCCAACCTCTTCACCGCGGTGTCGCTGGACGAGGCGTCCATCCTTCGTTCCTACGGCTCCAAGACCTACCAGACCTTCCTGACCCTGTTCGATCAGGTCCAGTACCGGTTCGTTGCCACCGCGACGCCGTCACCGAACCGCTACAAGGAGCTGATCCACTATGCCGGCTTCCTCGGCATCATGGACACCGGGCAGGCGCTGACCCGCTGGTTTCAGCGCAACAGCGAGAAGGCCGGCGACCTGACCCTATTCCCCCACAAGGAGGCGGAGTTCTGGGCATGGCTGCACAGCTGGGCCATCTTCCTGCAACGCCCCTCCGACCTCGGCTTCTCGGATGAGGGCTACGACCTGCCGCCGCTGGTGGTGCGGTGGCATGAGGTGCAGACGAACCTTGCCGACGCCGGCGCCGAACGCGACGGCCAGGGCATCCTGTTCCGGGGCGGCGCCATCGGGCTGAAGGACGAGGCGCGCGAGCGTCGCGACACCCTGCCGGCCCGCGTCGCCAAGCTGCAGGACCTGCTGGCCGCCCGGCCGGCCGACCACATCGTGATCTGGCACGACCTGGAGGCGGAACGGCACGCCATCGCCGCCACGGTGCCGGGCGTGGTCAGCGTGTGGGGCACTCAGGACCTCGACCAGCGCGAACAGGCCATCATCGATTTCAGCGAGGCCNGGATCGCCCGGCTCTCCACCAAGCCCGTCATCGCCGGAAGCGGCTGCAATTTCCAGCGCCACTGTGCCTGGGCCGTCTTCCTCGGCGTCGCCCACAAGTTCAACGACTTCATCCAGGCCGTCCACCGCCTCTACCGCTTCCTTCAGCCGCGCGCCGTGGAAATCGACATCATCCACACAGAGGCCGAGCGCGAGATCGTGCGGGACCTGCAGGCGAAGTGGACGCGCCACAACGAGCTGGCGGACCAAATGAGCGAGATCATCAAGGCGCACGGCTTGGATAGCCTGTCCATGGTCGAAACCCTCCAACGCTCCATTGGCGTGGAACGGATCGAGGTGTCCGGCCGGGACTGGACCGTGGTCAACAACGACACCGTCGCCGAGACAGCCCGCATGGCCAGCGACAGTATCGACCTGCTGGTGACCAGCATCCCGTTCGCCAACCACTACGAGTACACCGACAAATACGACGATTTCGGCCATACCGACGACAACGCCCATTTCTGGGCGCAGATGGACTTCCTGACGCCCGAGCTGCTGCGCACGCTCAAGCCCGGCCGGCTGGCCTGCGTCCACGTCAAGGACCGGATCGTCTTCGGCGCCGTCAGCGGCAAGGGTGTGCCGACGGTCAGCCCGTTCCATGCCGAGGCGCTCTTCCACTACATGAGCCACGGCTTCGACTACATGGGGATGATCACCGTCGTCACCGACGTGGTCCGGGAGAACAACCAGACCTACCGGCTCGGCTACAGCGAGATGCTGAAGGACGGGACCAAGATGGGGGTGGGATCGCCGGAGTACATCCTGCTGCTCCGCAAGCCGCAGACCAACCGGTCGAAGGGCTATGCCGACGCGCCGGTGACGAAGGAGCGGACAGATTACAGCCTCGCCCGCTGGCAGGTCGATGCTCATGCCTTCTGGCGCTCCAGCGGGAATCGCCTGCTGACCCCCGACGAGCTGGCCGCCATGAAGCCCGGCGACCTGGCGACCGTCTTCACCGCAGAGAGCCTCAAGGCCGTCTACGACTTCGAGGCGCATGTCCGCATCGGTGAAGAGCTGCTGGTCCGCGGCGCGCTGCCCTCCACCTTCATGGCGCTCGCCCCCGGCAGCTGGTGCAGCAAGGTCTGGCACGACATCAACCGGATGCGGACGCTGAACGGCGAGCAGTCGCGCAAGGGGCTGGAGATGCACATCTGCCCGCTCCAGTTCGACATCGTCGACCGGCTGATCGGCCGCTACAGCATGCCGGGCGAGCTGGTGTTCGACCCGTTCAGTGGCCTGCACACCGTCGCCAACCGCGCGATCCGGATGGGCCGCAAGGGCCGGGGCCATGAACTCAACGCCGCCTACTTCCTCGACGGCGTCGCCCACCTCCAGGCGGCCGAGCGGGAACTGTCGACCTTCAGCCTCTTCGATCTCCTCGACCAGCAGCAGCCTGCCCAGGCGGCGGAGTAGCACCCATGTCCACCGAACGCCTTCCCGATCCGATGGTGCCGCCCGAGGTCGATCTTGGCGGCTACGAATGGATGCCGCTCTATGGGGACAAGCTCCTGAACAGCGAGACCTGGGTACTTGCCAGTGCCGAGGCCAAGGTCGCAGCCCTCACATTGTGGTGGCAGTCCTACGCCCACCAGCGCCCGGCCGGTAGCCTGCCGAACAACGACCGCCTGCTGGCCGACGCTGCGGGATATGGCGTCGCTGTCGCGGCCTGGAAGGCGATCAAGGATGAGGCGCTCCGGGGTTGGGTGCTCTGCTCCGACGGCCGGCTCTATCACCCGGTGGTCGCCAAGCTGGCGCTCCAGGCCTGGGAAACCCGTCTGGCGGACATTGCGAAAAAGGACGCGGACCGGGCGCGGAAAAAGGCGAAGCGCAACGCGGAAAATGGCGATGTGTCCGCCGGACAAAACAACGATGTCCGCCGGACAGGCAGCCAACGTACCACCGGACAACCCGCCTTTGTCCGACGGTACGTCCGCTGGAAATCCGCCTGAAAACTATCTGAAATGAAAGGATAGGACAGTGAAATGGTAGAAGTACTGGAATCTTACAATCCTCGGCGGGCGGGCCGCGTGCGGGCGCGCGATACGATGCCCGCCCGCCCGCCGATGGATTGGAGCTGGGATTTCCGCCATTCGCGACGGCGTGCAGGCAGCATTCACCCGCTGGTTTGACGATCCGGATCGCCCCTTGGCGCCAGCCGATGCGGAGCTTTTCGCCGACTGGATCGAGGTCGGGTCGCAGCGTGGTCTGCCGCCTGCCGACACGGCCGCCGCCGTGGTCGACGAGGTCCACCGCCAGTTCCAGCGCCTGGAGGCGAAGGGGGGAGGGCAGCCGCGCAGCCTGCGGGCAATCCTCGATGGGGATGTCCGCACCGCCATCGCCAACGCCCGGCCCGCCAAACCGGCCAAACCGTCAGCCCCTGCGCCGGAGCCCTATGCCGGGCACTTCGACCCGGTCGAGTACGAGCGCTGGATCGCACCGTGCGAGGTCAGCACCGCCGACGGCGTCGCCACCATCGTGGCCCCGAGCGTCTACCACCGCGACTGGGTTGCCCAGCAGCTGGACCTCAAGCTCCGCAAGGTCCTGGGGGTTTCGATGGTCGAGGTCATCGTCGCCAAGCGGCAGGGGAGGAACGCAGCATGACCACCGCAACCGTGACCATGCCCGAAGAAACCGCCGCCATGGCCCGGACGATCCGCCAGCTGCAGGCCCGGAACATCGTGCTGGAGGCGGAGGTCGAGCGGCTGAAATCCCGGCTGGCCGCCAAGGAGCCGAAGGTCACCGGCCTGACCCCGAGGCAGCGGAAGCTGCTGGATTTCATCGACCAGTACCAGCGCGACCACCGCGGCGATTCCCCGAGCTTCGCGGAGATGGCGGCCGGCATCGGTCTCGCCAGCAAGGCTCCGGTCCACCGTCTGCTGGAGGGCATGGAGGAGCGGGGCGCCATCGTGCGGGACCGCCGCCGGGCAAGGGCTATCCGGATCGTCGCCACCGATGCCGTCGGGGGTGCCGAATGACCAAGTTGTCGCTCTGCCCGATCAGCCTGGATGAGGCCAACGCCTTCGTCGCGCGACTTCACCGCCACCACGAGCCCGTGCAGGGCCACAAATTCAGCCTTGGTGCGATGTTGGGCCGCGAACTGATGGGCGTTGCCATCGTCGGGCGGCCGGTGTCGCGGATACGGGACGATGGCGACACGCTGGAGGTGACACGCCTCTGCACGGTCGCGAAGCGCGCAATTCCGGGGAAGCTCAATCGCAAGGGTGAGCAGTGCTTCCACAACCCAACGAGCTTCCTCTACGGGGCAGCGCTGCGGGCGACCTTTGCGCTCGGTTACCGCCGGCTTGGAACCTACACGCTGCCCAGCGAGGGCGGGGCGAGCCTGCGGGCCTGTGGCTGGAAGCTCATCGGCGAACGCGGAGGCGGATCGTGGAACTGCCCCTCCCGCCCCCGGACGGACACCCACCCGACCGGGCCGAAACTTCTCTGGGAGATTGCACGATGACGGCCGTCGCACAGCCCCGCCGCCGCGTCCCCGAAGGGCTCCGCGCCTCGTTGCCCATGCTGGTCCTGGTGCGCGGCATGACTGACGCTCAGATCGCCGACGAATGGGAGCTGGAGGCTTGGCAGGTCGCAGGTCTCCGCCGCGCCATCGGGCTGGTCAACCACCGCGGCTGGCCCTGCGACGATGCCGAGCTTCGGCGCCTGGTGCTGACCGAGCGGCTGACCGATGCAGAGATCGGGGCGCGCTACGATGTTCAGCCTCGCACGGTCGAGGTTCGGCGCCTGCGGATCGGGCTGCGCCGGCCGAACGATCCCCGGCCGGAGGCTCGGCGCGATGTGATCGTGCTGGCGGATGTCCGGCGCGGGATGATGCTGGAGAGGACGCCCATCGAGCGGGCGGTGCAGGCACTGGGGCCTCGCCTCGTCATGGGGCGGCACGGGGCCTATGCGCTCGATGGGCGGATGGTGTCGGTGGTGGAGGTGATCAGGGCTGGAGGTGCGGCGCAGTGATCCGCTCATGCGATGGGAAGGTAGCCAGGATCACCTCTCGGCCAGCCTCTCTGTCAACGATTGACCAGCGCGAGAAGGCTATCCGTGCACTGGAGGTATCTGATCTTTTAACCTCGCCATTTGTGAGGTTGATGGCTCCTCCATCGTACAAGAGATGGGGGACGGCATCGAAATACATGATGTTCCCTGGAGAGAATGTGTCGTTCGGAGATGCTACGCTATTGATATCAACTGCGATTTCCACTGAGTTATTTAAAATTAATACGGGACCTGTATTCAGAAATCCCGAGGAACGGATTGATGGAATGCTTTCTCGGTGACCGCTTATCTCAGTTAAGTTTATGTATATTTTTTCTGGAGTGTCTTCTGGGTGCTCGGTGTAACTGCCTTTTATGAAGTAGGCGGGTTGATCAACTACTCTCGCTAAAAATATCGCTCCTACTGGCACGTTATAAGCCAGAGCGGCTTTTCCACTAGGATAGACGCGCATCGAGTTCTCCTATATCTGCGATCTCCCTGATGAGAGGCATGAAGCTTAACATAGACCCTTGGCGCTTGCGCCGACTCCAAAGCCTATGGGTACTGCGAACTCTTGAGGAACATCGCGCATCCCTCCGATCTTGGGAGGTATGGCGACACGTACGGAACGGACCGAGGAAAAAAGGGCGGCCTTCCTCAAGGCGCTCGAAGAGAACGGCGGCAACATCACCGCCGCGTGCAAGACTGCGCGCTATCCCCGGCAGACCGCCTACGAGGCCCGCGAGCGTGATCCCGCCTTCGCGAAACTCTGGGACGAAGCGGTGGAGCGGGGCATCGACGCCCTGGAAGACGAAGCCCTGCGCCGCGCCCACAACGGCACGCTGAAGCCGGTCTTCTACCAGGGCGCCAAGTGCGGCACCGTCCGCGAGTATTCCGACACGCTGCTGATCTTCATGTTGAAGGCCAAGCGCCCGCTGAAGTTCCGCGACAACGTCGCCATCGAGCATTCCGGCAAGATCGACCACGCCTCGCTGACCGACGAGGAGCTGAACGCGAAGATCGCGGAGCAGCTGGCGAAGCTGGGCGGCGCCGGCGGGGGAGGGCAGGGCGAATGATGGCCCTCACCGCCGCCCAGATCGCCGCGATGCCGCGTGAGGAGCGTGAGGCGCTGCTCGCCATGCTGGAGGAGCGCGAGCATCGCCTCTCCCGCATTGGCTTTGCCGCCCTGTTCCCTGACGACGGTCCGCGCGCCCGGCAGCTCTACCCCAAGCACATGGAGTTCTTCCGCGTCGGCGCCACCCACCGCGAGCGCTGCTTCATGGCCGCCAACCGCGTCGGCAAGACGGTGTCGGGCGGTTTCGAGACCACCTGCCACCTGACCGGCGACTATCCCGACTGGTGGGAGGGCAAGCGCTTCCATCACCCGGTCCGCGCCTGGGCGGCCGGCAAGACGAACGAGACCACGCGCGACATCGTCCAGGCCAAACTGCTGGGCGATATCGTCCGCGGCGCGGAGAAGAACGTCACCGGAACCGGGATCATACCCGGCGTCCGGCTCGGCCGGCCGACGTGGAAGCAGGGCGTGCAGGACCTCGTGGACACCATCCCGATCAAGCACAAGTCCGCCGGCTGGTCCGTGCTCGGCTTCAAGAGCTACCAGCAGGGGCGCGGCTCGTTCGAGGGCACCGAACAGCACGTGATCTGGCTGGACGAAGAGCCGCCGGCCGACGTGTACGAGGAGGCCCTGATCCGCACCGCCACCACGCGGGGCGTGGTGATGCTGACCTTCACCCCGCTCGAAGGCTTGAGCGAGGTCGTCATGCAGTTCCTGCCGCAGGAGATGCGGCTCTCCACCAGCTGACCCACCATCAGGAGCGCGCCACCATGGCGAACGATGACGCGGCCGATCAGCCGCAGCAGGACACCACCGAACAGACCACCCCGGCCGATCTCATCCCGCTGGGCACCACGGGCGACGTGATCTCGGCCCCGGTGCTGGAGACGCTGACCGGTGCGGCCGGATCCGATGTGATCGAGATCAAACCCGCCGGCCTGCTGTCGGACGAAGGGCTGGCCCGCGCCATCGCCGGCACCCCGGCCGAGCGCGTGACGGAGGAATACATCCGGTCCCGCATCGCCGGCACCGACTATCTGACCCTGCCCAACACCACCGTCACCATCTGCCACATCACGCTGGACAACGGCTATTCGGTGCGCGGCGAGTCCGCCTGCGTGAACCCGGCCAACTTCCGCCAGGACATCGGCGAGCGCATTGCCCATGACGACGCCTTCCGCAAGCTGTGGCCCCTGTTCGGCTTCCTGCTGGCGGAGGCCAACCACCGCCGCGGCCAGGGAGTGCCGGCGGTTCCGATCGACCTGATCGCCCGGACGGCCCATGAGGCAGAGCAGGCCGGCGGCGGCAATGCATGGAACGAACTGACGGCAGAGGCTCGGGCGGCCGTCATGGAGCGCGTCGGCAACCTGCTCGCGGACCCGGCCGGTGAAGGCGAGAACATCACCTTCCGCGCCGTCGTGCGCGGGCTGACGGCCTGACCGGAGGCTCGCCCATGGAGCCCTTGCCCGCCATCACGGTGACCGAGCTTCGGCCCTGCTTCCTGGGTGCGCCGATCCCGCTCCGTGCCTTTCTGCTGGCCAGCACCACCCCGCTGTGGGTGGTGCGCGTGCATCGGGAGGACTGACGCCATGGCCATCAACGCCACCTCTCAGCCCTGCCGCTGCTGCGGCATCGGTCCTGGCCGTCCGCACATCGACGGCTGCCCGCTCGACAAGCTGCTGGAGGCGGTGACGCCGCGGGCCGGCCGAGCGTCGGCATCCCCATCCACCGGTGCGCGGCAGGTTGCGAGCCTGGCGCCCACCGTCTCTTCCATGCCGAGGTGATCCCATGGCCCAAGGAATCGGCATCTATCAGCTGCCAGAAGCGGACACGCTGACCGGCGATGAGAACATCCCGATCGACAGCGGGGCGGATACCAAGCGCGTCACCGTCGCGAAGATCCGTGAAGGCCTGCTGCAGGAGGATGGCGACGCCTCACAGGCGGTGGTGAAGGGGCGCACGCTCGACGCACGGGCGGATGATGTGGTGGTGTCGCTAGACTTCGGCGCAGATGGCAGTGGCAACGCCGCCGTTGCTGCGGCAAATCGGTCGGCACTGCAGGCTGCCGTGAACAGCATGCCGTACGGCGGCGCCCTGCGTCTCCGCCGCGGCACCTATTACGTTTCCGGCACCGTCACCATCCCAGCCGGTGTGACGGTCGAGGGGGAAGGGGAATACGCCAGCACCGTCATCACCACCAGCGCGACGGCTGATGTCTTCGTGCTCGGCGCCGCATCGGGCTTGAGGAACCTCAAGATCTCGGCGTCCGTCACCCGTACGGCCGGCCGGCATGCTGTGATCGCCGGCAACGGCGCCGTGGTGCAGGGGTGCGAGTTCTACGGGTATTACGTGGGCGTAGAGGTCGGCGATCCGTCAACCATGATCACGCGACCGAGAATCATCAATTGCGGTTTCGCGGATGGCGTGGCCGCGACCGGGGCCGGAGCGATCGCGGGCACGCGCTGGTCCAACCTTATCATCGAGGGCGTGACGATCAGCGCCGGCACGGCAGTTACTCAGCCGGATTTCGGCATCAGGCTGCGGCACGGCGATACGGCATATTTGTCGCGGGTCAATGCGACTGCGCACGGCAACGCGCTGCTGGTCGAGCCGCAGGCAGGGCAGAGTGTCTACGCAATCACGGTATCAGACAGCCATTTCGACAGCGCCTACATGGTCGCCAGCGGGGCGGATGCGTCGGCCTGCAAAATCGTTCCAAATGGTGGCGGAGTATACAATACCAAATTCTGCAATGTTTGGTTTGGATTGTCAAAAGGCGAGGGCTGCCTTGTTGAGACGTTCTCTGGCGGGATTGTCGATGGACTGCTCTTTACCGCTTGCGAGTGGCCTGCAAATTACGGAAACGGCCTGAAAATTTCTGGTCCCGGAGTCAAGAATTGGTCCGCATACGGAGGCGCTGCAGCCGGAAATGGTGGCTCAGGCGCAAGAATAATCAACAATAAGGGATGGGGGATTCTTGGACTGGCTACCGGGAATTACAGTGGACGTGGAACGAACGGGCGCTATGGGATTGAGATTTCCAACTGCGACAATTACCGCATCGCGGGATGCGATCTGTTCGATAGCGCACTCGGTCCGCTGAACGACCTGTCGCGATCTGCGACCAAGGTGCTGGAAGGAAATATCGGCATCGTCCTGGAGGCAGCCGGCACTGCGTCGGTCGCCTTCAATGCCAGCGGTATCGGCACCATCGCGCACGGACTGTCGGCGGCTCCGATCTGGGCCGACGTGACCGTACTTTTCACGAGCAATCCTGAACGCGCGGCGGTCCAGTCGATGGACGCAACGAACATCACGGTCCGGTTGTCGGCGACGACGAACAACAGCGCCGTGACTGGCGGTCCGTGGTTGGTCACCTGGTCCGCAAAGATTTGAAGAGACCCAACGATGCCCGAAATCACCTCCTCGCGCTATCTGGTCCAGGCGGGTTGGGACGATGTCCCGCATCTTGACGCGGACACGAAGCGCGAACTGCTGGCCTCGACGCAGCCATACCTGCGAGACGCTCGATCCAAGGGCATCCCCTCGCTGGGGGCTGGCGCCATCTACCCGGTTGAGGAATCGGCCATCACGGTGGAGCCGTTCGCCGTTCCGGCCTATTGGAAGCGCGCCTACGGCCTCGATGTCGGCTGGAACCGGACGGCCGCCATCTGGGGTGCCCACGACATCAACACCGACACCGTCTACCTCTACGCCGAGCATTACCGCGGTCAGGCGGAGCCGTCAGTCCATGCCACCGCCATCCGTGCTCGCGGCGAGTGGATACCAGGCGTCATCGATCCCGCCTCGCGCGGCCGATCCCAGCGCGACGGCCAGCAGCTCGTCCAGAACTACAGCGACCTCGGGCTGAAGCTGAGCCTTGCCGACAACGCCATAGACGCCGGAATCGACGACGTCTGGATGCGGCTCGCCACCGGCCGGCTGAAGGTGTTCCGGACCTGCCTCAACTGGCTGGCGGAGTACCGGCTCTATCGCCGTGACGAGAAGGGCAAGATCGTCAAGGCCAACGATCACCTGATGGATGCCAGCCGCTACCTGATCCGCAGCGGGATCAACATCGCCGTCGTCGCGCCCGTCAGCGCCCGCGGCGCCATCGCCTCGCACATCATCGGAGACAGTCATGCAGGGTACTGAGGAGCCGCTCGCCATGGAGATGGCGGAGCAGCAGGCGCAGGCCGATGCGGTGCAGGCCGAGATGCGCCTCCAGGAGCGTGTGCGGCAGATCGCCAACGACCTCGACCGGCTGGCGAAGGACGCGGTGTCCAAGCGGGTGACAGTGGAGGATCGCTGGTACGAGGATCTGCGCCAGTACCACGGCCGCTACGACGAACGGACGGAAGCCAACCTCAAGGCGTCCGACCGCTCACGCCTGTTCGTCAACCAGACCAAACCGAAGACGAACGCCTGGAAGGCTCGGCTATCAGACCTGCTGTTCCCGACCGACGACCGCAACTGGGGCATCCAGCCGACGCCGGTGCCGGAGCTGGCGAACGCGGCCAAGACGCCGCAGGACCATCCCGATGAGGCCCAGCGCCAGGCCGGCGAACAGGCCCGCGCCATGCTGGAGGAAGCCAAGCAACGCGCCGAGGCCATGCAGGCGGAGATCGAGGACCAGCTGACTGAGAGCCGCTACGGCATCCACTGCCGCGAGGCCATTGACGATGCCTGCGTTCTCGGCACCGGGATCCGAAGGGG